TTAAAAGTAATTAACTATATTTGATAAACTAAACAAAAGCATATGAATACATTTGAAGAGCAAGAGGAATTGGTATTAAATTGGGCTAGGGATAAACAGATCCTAGCCACTGAAAATTACCCTAAGCAGTTGATGAAAGTCTTTGAGGAATTAGGCGAACTTTCTGGAGCGATTTTAAAGGGTAACAGGATCGAAGAAGAAGATGCGTTCGGGGATCTTATGGTTACAGTTATAATCTTAGCCGAACAAAGAGGGGTTAATCTTAATTTGGAGCTTTACAACGCTTATAACACGATTAAGGACAGACAAGGAAAAACTATTAACGGAACATTTATAAAAAACTAACATGGCACTATTAGCAAGTATGTATATCAAGGCGGAGGTATTAAGAGCCTTAGCCGACACGGTCCAGGCAAAGGGCGAAAAAGGAGTTGAATTGACAGTATCAGTCAATGACGAGGCAAACGATTACGGGCAAAATTTAAGCTCTTTTGTAAGCCAAAGTAAAGAAGATCGAGAGGCTAAGAAACCAAGGTATTATACCGGTAACGGCAAAGTATTTTGGACTGATGGGGCTAGTCCTGTTGTACCTCAAAAAGTAGACAAAACGGCACACACTTCGAAGCAGGAATATGCGAAACCTGAACCGGATTCACTACCATTCTAATGGCTAAGAAAAACCAAGTCAAGTCCGATTATTCCTTATCCGTTCGGGTTCAAAACCGTGACGGAAAATGGAGTGATTGGACTTGTAAAGGTTCTGGCGAGTGGATAGGGTTAGATCATGTTCAAAGCCAAATTAAGATGCTTAGAAAAGCATTTAACAGGGATATGGAGATAGCATTCTTTAAGGATGGAAAGTATCTGAATTACCAAGGTGAAGAAATAAACAAAGCGATATTTTATGAAAAAGCAAGATGAAAAATTCATCGAAGTAAGGACTCAGTTGAGAGAGTTGGTAGTTATGAAACGTTTGGGATTGAAGGCTCAAACTTATCATAAATTGATGGGCCAAAAAGTGAACGGCCAAGTTAATAGAGATTTGGAGGACTGGGAGGTTGCTAATATTTTGGAATCATTAGACTATTTAAGGGTAACCATAACAAAATTCAAAAATGAGTTACTCAATTAAAATCGAAAACAAAACCAAGGTAATTTCTGGAAAGTACATTCCAAAGAAATTTAGTTGCGGATGTGAAGAGCGAAGTTATAGGATCGAAGTTCTAAAAGAAACGAGCGACAAAGATATAGCTGAATTGGTGAAGGTTATAGAAAGTATTTAAACAAACAAAAACAGAAATGAGCATTAAAACTAAACAGGCGGTGTCATATCTATTATTCAGCTCCATGAGCGATATAATGCTAAGCCAATACGAAAACACTACTTTACTGAATCAATATGATCCGGCATTGCATACGAAGTTGAAGAATCTTAAAGCCAACTTTGAGCGAGTTACAAAACAGGCTTATACCATGTTTTCCGAGGATGAGCAATTGATTTTCTTTGATTTGATCAATGTATTTGAATCTTTGCTAAAACATGCTGAGGAATACGGATCATTTAACGAATTGATCCAGCTAATCAAAAGTTGGGAATCAAAGGAAATTACGGTTATAAACAGTCTAGAGGAACTAAAAGATGTCGCAAATGGACTTTAAAGAACTAAAAAAAGGAGATAGATTGAAGTATGTTGAATTTTCTTTTAATCTTTATGATGCTATTGTAATTGAAAATTTTGTTGATAAGGAAATTCTTTATGTCAAAATAAAAGTTGGATTTCTTAGTTATTTTAAAGCATACAATACTTACAATTCAGTTAGATTCTTATTAGCCAAAAAAAAACAATAACATGATAGACAGAACAAAAGAAATTCAAAGGATAATCAAAGAGAACGGTTATACCTCCTACTTAGAAATCGGTTTAGGCAATGGCCTGAATTTTAAAAGTATTGAATGCGAGACTAAGATAGGAGTTGATCCGGCCGTAACGGGAAAAGATATTGGTACGCTAGATTCAGACACTTTCTTTGAGCATTGCCAAGATACCTTTGACTGCATATTCATCGACGGGCTACACCATGCGGACCAAGTTGAGCGGGATATTGTAAACTCTTGGAATTGCCTAAATAAAGGCGGGCAAATTATTATCCATGATGTTAAGCCGTTGGATGACAAATGTCAGCGAGTACCAAGGGAGCAAAATACATGGACAGGTGATGTATGGAGGGCATGGTTAGGTTTTAGAGATGCTTATCCAAAGGTAAAGGTAGATTACATTGACGAGCGCACAGGGTTAGCGATTATCCATAAGTCAAGGCATAAGATCGAGTTAGGTTTTGTTGATTATGAAACTACTTACGAGGAATATAATAGGGATAAAGGTTGGGAGGTTAGGTAGTGAAAGTAATATTCACAGTTTTAATCGGAGGATATGACGAATTAGTACAAGCTCCCAGCTTTAACGGCTGGGAGCCTGTTTTATTTACGGATGTAATGCCTAAAGACTCTAAGGGATGGAATGTTAGGTTAATTAATCCTGAATTAAGCCCTGAAAAGGAATCTAGGCGGTATAAATTTCTAAGCCATGTTTATCTAAAAGAATATGATTTAGTTTGCTACATTGATGCTAATATGACCTTGCTAAGGGAACCACCAAGTTCGCCGATTTGGAATAAGCACTATTCAAGGGTTAGGATAATTGATGAAGCAAAAGCAATTCTACAATACAACAAGGCCAACGCAGATGAAATGACTTCTCAGATTCGAGCTTATGTTCAATTGAAATTCAAGGATAACATGGGATTGTTTCAGAATGGGTTTTTTGTCCGAAATCATAGCGATTCAATGAACCGATTAATGGAATTGACTTTTGATTTAGTCCTGAAATATAGTCATCGGGATCAGTTGGCTTTGCCTTTCGCTTGTGAAATATTGGGATATTTGCCCGAAGGATTGCAAAGAAGGAATCTGATTAATTCATATGTGAAATTGAATCAACACAAGAAAAAGACAGTAACTGACAAAGTTTACGTTCACCATATCACACCAGCCAGATCAGATAAGAATTTCGGGAAGGCTATTAACCAAATGATCGAAGGTTTACCGGATAACGATTGGATTTGTCTCAGAGATATTGATACGTTACCTGCATGGCATGAGGAATTCATTAAGCAATGTGAAGAAGTGGCCAATAATCCTCAAGGCTTTGGACTAATTGGATGCATGACCAATCGCATAGGGTTAGATTATCAATTAGTTCCTGGTATGTTTGAAGAGTTCGATATTCGGAAACATAGGGCGAAAGCGAAGGAATTGGCCAAGAATCGGAATATCAAAAGCATCGGAACGGCTCAGACTGTTGGAGGTTTATTTATGATGTTCAGTAAAAAGATATGGCTAGAGGTAGGCAAATTTCCCGAGGGTGGGGTAATGATTAAAGGTAGCTTTATAGACTATTTGTTTTCTGTTAAAGTTCGGGCAAAGGGCTATAAGTTAGGGATAGCTGAAGGGATCTATTTGTTTCATTCTTACCGATTAGATGCGAAAAACGGAGAAACTCGAAAAGATATTCAAAGATTAATTTGAAAATTGTATTGCATATCAAAAGTATCCTATTATATTTGTTCAACACTTAAACGAAACGGAAATATGAAAACTTTAAACACTCCTCAAATCTTATCAATTTACACATCAAATAGTGGTGTAAAAATGAGATCATTAACTCAAAAACACAGATTGCTAATTGAGGAATTTAAGTTTTCCATTTTAAACGGTTGGGAAAAAATGCATGCTATTGATTTTTTAATCAATGACGAATATTCGTATTCATTTAATGATCAAAATGAAAAGGATTTAATTTTTCAGTTTTTGGTTAAAATAAAAAGCTAATTAATATTCATAGTAGACGATTAGGGTTAATTGGTAATAAAACCTCTGGGACATTCTCAGGGGCTTTTTTTTGATTATTTTTTTTATTTGTATATTTGCCTATACGATTAAGCAAATGATAGTAAAAGGCATAAATGAGGGTTTTGTAGATCAGGATTTGAAGCAGGGTGTTATCTCTGGGTACTTCGCTATGTTTGGGAATAAAGACCTATATGGAGATATCATTGAGAAAGGAGCTTTTTCAAAGACAGTTCAGGAACGTGGGCCAAATGGAAAGCAATTGATCAAATATCTTTTGGATCATGACAGAACCAAAGCCGTTGCTAAAATAATTAACCTTGAAGAGGACTCAAAAGGCTTGAGATATGAGGCTAAAATTGGTACTCATTCGCTAGGAGTTGATTTCATGAAAATGATTGAATCTGGTTTAATTAACCAACATTCATTCGGGTTTATAATCATGAAGGAAATGTATGATTCTCAGATGAAAGCTAACCGAATCAAAGAAGTAATGATGCATGAAGGTTCGGCTATTCAATTTTTAGGAGCCAATCCAGATACTACCATGATAGAATTAAAGAGTCAATTGGATGCAGTTCAATATCTCGATAAACTAGAAAAATTCATCAAAACTACTGATTGTAGCGATGAAACTATAATTACGCTTGAAAATAGATTCAAATCACTTTCCGAATTGCTAAAGCCGTCTTTAGACACTTATAGCGAAAAGATAGCCGAGGAACAATTTAAGCAACTAAAAGAAACATTAACAAAAACATTTGAAAACCATGTCAGTAATAGACGTTAAAGACATTGCCTCAATCGTTGAGGATGGATTAAAAAAGAATACCGATCAGATCCAGAGAGAGATCAAAGAGGGGAATGCAGATACACTTAAGAAAGCGATTGATGCTTTTGAAGATGCCCGTCAGGCTTCTTTGAGCGAGATTGATTCTAAGAAGGCAGAACTTCAAAAGGATTTTGACGCTTTGGCCGCTAAGGTTAAAGAGGCTCAGAACGAGAAAAAGAATGAGAAGCCTTTGAGCTTCGGCCAAGCGTTCAACAAAACCATGAAAGAAGGTGGTTTTGAAGGAATGCAGAAAGCGATTCAAGCGGGTAAGATCAACGGTCACACGATTGAAATGAAGGACTTTGGAACGGCTCAGTTCCCGGGTTACGAACCTTTTAATACGGAATACCAAGCTCCTGTTGGATTGCTTTATGATCAATTCCATTGGAGAAACTTACTTCCGAACGCTGCGACTAGCAACGAATTCGTTTCCTATCCAAAGCAGACGGCAACAACTGGAGCGGCCGCAGCATGGGATTTCGGAGCTACTCCAGGGGCAACGGTTGCGAAACCAGCTTTGACTCCTAACATGGTATCTTACACTTCTAAAGTGGAGTGGATTGCGGGAATCATTAAGAATGTAGAGGTTTCAATGATTGAAGACTTTGGATGGGCTAGTACTTTCCTTGCTTCTTTGTTGAGAGAAGAGTTGATGAAGGCTGAAGATAACCAGATTCTGAACGGTAGCGGCACAAGTCCTCAATTGGATGGATTGTTGGCCAATTCTACAGCTTATGACGGAGATTTTACCGTTGGAATTGAGCGTATCGTTGATGCTTCTTACAGACAATTGGGTGACCAATTCATAATGCCGAATGCGATTGTAATGAGCAACACCGATAAGGTAGGAATCATTTTGAATAAGGCTAGCACCTCAGGTGAATACAACCTTCCAACGGGAGCGATTGGTTACGTGAATGGTCAATTAGCGATTGATGGCTTGCCAGTTTATACCACTCCTCAGATGACAGTGGGAACGGCTTTGATTGGAGATTTCAATCAGGCAGTTTTAGCGATTAGATCAGCACCGAGGTTAAGAATCTTTGATCAGAACGAAGATGACGCGACTAAGAACTATCTAATGATGAGAATCGAAGAGAGAATCGCACTTGCTATTCGAAGAGCAGGGGCATTTGTAACGATTGATTTTAACGCTTCCTAGTCTTAATTAGGAATATTTGAAAGCCTTGGAGAAATTCAAGGCTTTTTTTTGTGTCCTAGAAAATGATTATATTTGAACCATGGCAGACTATTATCTAAATTCAGATTTTACCGATTCAACTGGATTGCCAGTTTACGAGAAAGCAGGGACTCAAGGGTTACAAGTATCTTTTGTTTCTGAGACAGATTATATTGAACCTTGGACCTTGAGTGAGTTCAAAGAATTTGCCCGTATTGACTTTGACACAGATGACAATTTACTGACTCTATTTCTAAAGTCGGCTAGAATTGACATTGAGCAATATTTACAGAAGTCTTTAGGGATTAGAACTATTTTACTTTCGGCTTTGAAATTACCAAAGAATTTTAACCTACCATTCGGCCCTGTTGCTTCGATTTCAACAACGGGATTTACCAAGGTGGGAGATATTCTGAAAGAAGGCGGTGAAGATTTAGAAGTTACATACGTCACGAACGCAAGTCAATGCAATGAGACAATTAGAATGGCTATTTATCGGCAGGCATTGAATTATTACGAAAATAGAGATCGATTTAGCCAACTTCAGGGAACAATTTTAGACGAAGTTAAATTGGCTTTGTACGGGTTTAAAAGAATTCAATTTCCATGAATTTAAGGGAGAAAGTTAGCTTTATTCGATCTATAAAGTCTCAGGATTCAACTGGTCAATTGGTAAATGCTGAATTGACTTACTACCAACCAATGGGAGCGAGTGTAAAAGAATTGACTCCGAGCATTGACTTAATCGCACAACAACAAAGTATTAGTTCTTTGATTGAGATTAAAATTAGGTATAATCCTGAAATTTCAATTATCAATGGAGATAAGATATCATGGAGGGGTTTTAGGTTTAACGCTTTGGCCCCAAAAGTAGATCCACTCAGGCGATGGATAACTATTAAAGCATTCTCAGAGATTGAGACTACCAATCGGAGTTCGGAAACACAGATTATAACCGAGGAAAACACTTTAGATGCAACGCTAGATTTTACATTATAATGGCAAAAATAACATATCCAACCAAAATATCGGTAGTAGACAATCAACTTCCAGAGGCAAACAAATTTACAGCAGTAAATGCTAATGAAGTAAAAGCCTCCATAAATGCTCTTTATGATGCTGTTGGAGTTATAAATTACACCGATACCGTTCACACCGTATCAAATAAACAAACATTAACAGCAGGAATTGAAAACACGATTACAATTGTTGATGCTGATCCTGACAGGTTACAAGCTCCCATAGCTATTGGAGATTCAGAGTTATTTTTAGACAATAAAATTCGACCTTTCAAAAATGGAGACAGTTATGTAATTAGATTTGATTACGAAGCTGAAATAAATAATGCTAACGGTCACTTTGATTTAAAGGTTGATTTAGGTGGGGCAATTGGATTTGTGTTAAGACGTGCTGAAGTATTTCCTAAAGGGGCTAATATCACACAACCATTTAGCACTACTGACTATTTATATGTTAGAGACACTTTCTTTACCAACGGAGGCATCATTAAAATTACTCCATCACATACGATGCTAATTTGGAATAAAAAAGTATCAATTCATAGAATTTATTCAGGTGTATAATGTCAATCAAGGTCAAAGTATCTGGAATTAATATCCTGTTACAAGGTCTTGACAAGTACGAGGATAAAATTCAAAAGCAATTCCAGGAAGAACTTAAAGGATGGTCTGATCGAACGGCCGCCGATGCTATTCGGGATACTCCGGTTGATACGGGGGCGTTAAAGAGTTCTATTAGATCGGTATTAGGAGCTAATGGATTAACATGGATAGTCAAGGTCGGAGGAATCAACGGGGTTCACTATGCGCCTTATGTAGTCTTTGGAACGGGATCATTTGTCAGCAATGCTTTTTTACAGGAATATGGGTTAGTCCAATATGCCTCACAATTCAAGGGAGCTAGTCAGGATAGGGTAAATTTACCGATGCGAGACTTTTTATATCGGAATGCTAGGCTTGAATTTGAAAAAACTTTGAAGGAAATCAAAAATATAATTGCAAAGAGTAGGATTTAATAAAGTAATCTGTTAAGTTTGTTATGTACTTAAACAAACGGAATTATGACAAATTTAAAAGAGGTGCTTGAAAAGCATTCATTGTGGTTAGTTCGAGATATTAAAGGTGAGCGTGCTAATCTTAGAGGTGCTAATCTTGAGCGTGCTAATCTTAGAGGTGCTAATCTTTGGGGTGCTAATCTTAGAGGTGCTAATCTTGAGCGTGCTAATCTTGAAGGTGCTAATCTTTGGGGTGCTAATCTTAGAGGTGCTAATCTTGACGGTGCTGATCTTAGAAGTGCTGATCTTTGGGGTGCTAATCTTAGAAGTGCTAATCTTTGGGGTGCTAATCTTGAAGGTGCTAATCTTAGAGGTGCTAATCTTAGAAGTGCTAATCTTGAGCGTGCTTTGCTTCCTATTTATTGTAAATGGTCTTACGCTGTTATTGATGGCAATATTAAAATAGGATGTGTTACAAAAAGTGTTGATGAATGGAAAAAGTTTTTGGAATCAGGTAAGGTAATTGAGACACCAAGAGATACTGACGAGTTTAGACAGATCACTAAGGTTATTAAG